CGAGTAGTTGCTACGGTAGCTATTCGACTTTACCAAAAGGCAGGAGGTGACAATGAGGACTAGAAAGCGTGAGGATAGAATCTTCTATCCTGACAAGTATTACCTAGGTTGGACCGGGTTAGATATAACCGGCCCAGTTTATGGAGACGGTCCATGGGTAGGGGTATCCGAAAAGTATTACGGACCCGCTGCCGGTTCATGGGCGATTCAGGATGAGTGGTGCGTTGATGAACTTCATCACGGACCGCCGTATAAGGAAGGTGGCCCATTTCAAAAATGGGCTTTTATTACCGACCAATACGTTCCTAAAGCGCATGAAACGCAGGCGTCGAAAGGTTTTTATTACCTCGAGATTCCTGATAGCAGTGAAGTGCACCCTCACGAACCCTATCTACACGATCACGAAACTGGTGAAGGTGTAGACAAGGAAGTAGGTGGGTACGCTCCAACCATCATGCCGTCTGTTTACTTGTCATACGCCAATCTTGCTGATTTTATGGCAAGTGGCGCAAGCGATCCATCCTCGTACGGTGCCAAGGCCTGGAATAGATTCAGGCCTACGCGTTCTGGAGCAGAACTAGGTGTTTTCCTCGGTGAAATAGACGAGGTACCTAGGATGCTTAAGACAACGGCTAAGGGGTTTTCCGATCTTTGGAAATCCCAGTTTGGCAGAAAGACAGCTCTTCTTGATCTTTTTAGAAAGAAGGGCTCCCTCGCTCCGAAAGGGGCGGCCAATCATTGGCTGAACACCCAATTTGGGTGGCTCCCCTTCGTCCATGATCTGCGTGATCTCTATGAGACCACACGTAATCTCGATAAGAAGCTAAAACAGCTTCGACGAGATAACGGGAAATGGATACGAAGAGGTGGTACCGTTAAGCGCGAAGAGACAACGGAAATATTGGAGAATAACTCTAATGTTTTTGGGTTGCAGCCATTTGGCGCTTCCCCTCTTTACGCTTCTCCCATGGGCAGACGCTTGATTGTGCGAAAGCATGATCATCGCATCTGGTTCAGAGGAGCTTTCCGTTACTGGATTCCGGGTAAACCGGATACCTGGTTATGGAATGCGAGGGCAATAGCTCAATTATATGGGCTTTACCCTTCACCCTCTGTGATATGGGAGTTAACTCCCTGGTCTTGGTTGATCGACTGGTGGGAGGATGCAGGTGATGCAATAGCAAACCTGTCTTCCATCATGTACGACAACCTGTGCGCGAAGTATGCCTTTCTCATGTCACATTGGCAACAGACCGTTGTCTATGTGGGGTCCGTTAATTATCACCCAGAAACTGGGTGTGGGACCGTTGAGAAAACGTTTTATGCATCATTAGATGCAAAAGAGCGTTTGGAAGCTTCGCCTTTTGGTTTCGGTTCGACGAGCGGTGATTTTTCTGCTCGTCAATGGTCGATCCTCTCAGCACTTGGTATATCCAAGCTTAAGTTGAAATTCTGAGTAGGGTCATGTCCCATTACTGTGGGTGGTTTAGTAAACCACGGAAATTTAGCAAACTTTCGTGATGACTACCCTTAACGCTATACGTTTCAGGAGGCCAACCACTATGAGTTTTGCCGATCCACAGTCGATTACAGTTAATTCAGTAGCTCAGTCACTCCCTAGGATTAAATCCGAAGGGACACGTTCAGAGTACCTCGAGGACGTTGAGGAATTCGGAATGGTAATTAGCCATCAAGAATCCAAAACGCGTACTCGGAGGATGGTCCGTATCAACCAAAGGGTTGTTGCGGAGGACCCGTTGACAGCTGTCAACGAGTACAAGACTCTGGGTGTGTATCTCGTTATCGATGAGCCAGAATATGGCTTTTCAGATGTCGAGATCGGCTACGTCGTTACAGCCTTGATAGATTGGCTGGAAGCAGGTACCAATGTAGCTCAGCTATTGAGTAATCAGCATTAAGTTGATCATTCTTAGCTTCTACGTTGTACAAGGGGGGCATTACAGCCTCCCTTTCTGCTTCACTGTTTGACGCTGCTCTTGCGACGCAAGAGAGGCGGACTTAGTGGCTGGATCGTTACCTCCTAGTAAGGAGGGTACGATGGCTGATTTATCAGCTTGCCACGTAAGTGATCTTCTGGGACTCGCTGTCTCCATCTATATAGATGCGGCAGCGAAGTGTACCGACGAACCACTCGAAAGAGAGCGTGACCTGTTGACTATAAGGTCACGTGTCAAACACGAAGGATTATCATTTTTGACGATAACTCTTCCTACTCTTGGTAAAGATTTTGATTTATGTCTTTCCAAAGGTAGAATCGACTCAACGGACTTCCGTTCTTTCAAGAAGTTCGGGAAAGCCCCCGCATTTCTGCGAGGTTTTTTCAGTCGTGTGTTTGACGAGAAGGGAGGGATTCATAATGAACCCTGCATCGCAGCCATCGAAGGGATTAGACAGATTGCCTATTCCTTCAAGAAGCTCCGAGTGGCCTGCTCCCCCAAAAGGGTATGCAAAGCCATGGCAGAGTACGTTAAGATTGAGCATGTTTTTGATGTGCCAATTTCCCAGGTTAACCGACAGACCTTTAATAAGGTTGTTGGTCTTGTCTGGAATCCTGTTTTTGCTTTCGATAGTGATATTGTTAGCAGAGCAGTACCTAGACATGGACCTGGGTCCGTTGCTGAGAAGCTTAGTAGCAATGCTAAGTGGAAATGGCAACGGTGGCATGAGCGACTCGATAAGTACTTCCCCATTTTAGATTTTGCATTTGCTAATGCAGATGCGAGACTTAGTGAGGAATTCGAGAAAGTTTCGCTCGTAGATGAGGCTGAGGAACAACCCGTAAGGGTCATCCCGGTCCCAAAAACATTGAAGACGCCTCGAATCATCGCGATAGAGCCTGTTTGCATGCAATATGCACAACAGGCGCTATCCAAGGAGCTTATTAAAATCCTTGAGACTTACGAATTGACATCTGGTCATATAAATTTTCGTGATCAGAGAGTTAATCGTAGGTTAGCGTTGAGTTCGTCGAAGGATGGTAAATTCGCAACATTGGATTTATCATCTGCTAGCGATCGGGTTCCACTCGATCTTGCTAGTAGCATGTTTAATTCAAATCCTGATCTAAAGGGTTCGATATTAGCATGCAGATCGACGAAGGCGCAAATGCCTGACGGGGAAATAATTTCCTTAAGGAAATTTGCGTCTATGGGGTCAGCTCTCTGCTTTCCTATAGAGGCCATGTACTTTTATACGATATGTATAATTGGCTTACTAAGGTGGCAGAACCTTCCCTTGTCCATGGAGAGTATCCGAAAGGTGAAATCCATGGTCTTCATCTATGGGGATGATATAATTATTCCCACAGATGCGTCGGATATTGTCATGCACACTTTACAAGAGTACCTCTGTAAAGTGAATGTCCGCAAATCTTTCACTAAAGGGAACTTTAGAGAATCTTGCGGAATGGATGCATTTGCCGGACATGTGGTTATACCAACATATGTCAAGGCTTTGCTTCCGCATGACAAGCGGGATGCCCAAGCATTGGTCTCAACACTTGAAGCCTCTAATCTCTTTTACAAAAAAGGTTATTGGCAGACTAGTGCCACGTTACTTCGGTACGTGGAATCGACTATAGGTAATCTACCTATAGTGGGAGAACAATGTGCGGGATTGGGCAAAATTTCCTTTCAACGGCATCTAACAGTCGAAAGGCTGAATAAAGTGCTTTGGCGTCCTGAAGTACGGACGTCAGTTGTTCATACGCGTAAGCGCATGGACAAGTTGGATGGTTATGGAGCTCTGCTCAAGTGTCTCCTTCGGCTGGACGATTGTCAATGTATCCCTTCAACAAAAGGGGTAAATTTGTCAATCAAACCTGATCCCGTCCTTGTACTTGATCAAAAGATCAAAGGCAAGGGATGGGTTGCTCGCCCTATGCGAGCCCCTAGGATTACAGAACACTTAGAGTATTCCGTACGTCGCGGCGATGTTACACTGAAACGCCGCTGGGTCACGCCCTACTAGGGTTGTGACTGTCGGGTATACCCGACGGAGGAGCGAACCACAGG